GGGAGTTGTATCTATATTTAAATCCCGCAATAAAAGTTCTAAACAGTCCAATCTATTTTCAAAATTAACCATATTAGTCAACATAGGACTGACTAATGGAGAGACAGGGCATATTAAAAGTTTTGAAGAAGTTACAGGATTTGGTAGGGTTCCAGCTGTTCCAAAAGTGATCGAAAAAGAAGAAGCAGTAATTTCAAAAACAGTCACAGCTATTAATACGGTTGTTATACCGTTGTTAGATAAAGTGGGAGCCCCAAAAAACGATGTGAAAGTGGCAGCAGCTCCCGTCAAAACAGGGGCCACAACACTTGCTGCAGTGCCAACAACAGTGTATACCAATAAATAATTGTTTCCTATCACACCAAACGCATTGCTATAAGTGAGACTAACAATGGTTCCCAAAAGTTCATTAGTAATATTTACTCGCGATGCACCTAGCGGTAAAAGCGCAGTTGGAGCAACCAAAGTCCAACTATCTGTGGGGTTAACCAAGATAAAATTACTTATCTTCGGTTTTAATAATTCAATTTCATAAGATATCCAAAGTTCTCCAATTACGCCATCAGCAGAGGGACAGCCGACGACTACTAAGGAGAAAACGCCAAAATCATAAAAACTTAAATCAGATTGTGGTACCTCTTCAGGGGTACGTATTAAAAGTTCTTCCAAAACTGCCGTTGATTTCTTACACTCAACGGGATGCAGTTGGTCCTTATAAGGGGGACCTGAACTGGAATAAACATAATTTTCCATTTCGAACTTCGAAGTAAAAGGATCGTCCTTTGGGTCGTATTGAGTACACAACACAACAGAACCTAATGCAGTGTTCGGGGAAGAAGACAGCACATTGGGCGACGATAAGCTTCGGAAATAAAACACTAAGCCATGTATTTTATATTGCTCGAAGGATCTGGCTATTTGACTCAACCATGGAAAGGTTGCTTTTATGCCAGGATTTAAGTTAAAAGATAGGATTGTAAACAATATTGCACTGTTAATATCCCTCAAATATTCTTGACGTTGAAAAATGAATTTGCCATTAGAATTGGCGAACATGGGCACACCAGCACCCAAACCCATGACAGTATTGCCAGCCACTTTATAATCACCAAAACCTTTTATCAAGGTATTAATTCCATTGGCAATAAAGTTTCCAGCAGCGCGTGCCACTAAAGGTCCTAATTGAATTTCACGCCGGAGATTTTGTTTACGGCGTTTATTGGGTTGATTTTTAGATCTAGCACCATTTCGTAGGAGGGGACCTATGAACTGTTGCCTTTTGGGCTTACGAGCTTTCTTGGCTCTGCCTCTCTTAGTTCTTTGAGTATTCATCAAATAAGTCGGTAGCGGATTTGTACCTCTTTAGGCGATGATTTACACCAATAAAATCAATTCTTACTATCGTCGACAAATAACAATAACGATCAAACATAATGAACCGTTCTTCATTTATGTAAGGGAACAACCAAGGCATATATAACGGCTGAACGATCTTCAAGCCATCTAAATAGATTTCTGTTATTATTTGATCATGGACAGTTACTTTAAACTGTTTTTCCATTAAAAACCTTGTGGCTATCCCAGTATGTTTTTCTGGTAATGATAATTGATATTTTTGGAATAACATCTTTAGTTTATCCCGCTGCCAAGCGTTTGCAGAGTTGGGTATTAAATATTCTACATCTTTCGTTATCTTCAAGATGTACCTAGATAGCTTATCAATAATAGGACATCCCGTGTATTGGTACAAATAACTATACCCCTTACACTTTAATAAGCGTCTGAGTTTTCTTTCTTTTGAATTTCTGTATTCTCGGGTTGTCCAGCCGGCTGACAATAACACCTCAATAGGATCTGTTATATTCACACGCTCTACTGGATCCATCAACATACCACAGAAAGATCCCAGTGTAACACCTGGGTACTCAACTATTTTTATATCCAACCCTAATTTTGCAAACATTTCCTTGGAGGGTTTGGGCCCAAAACCGGTTATTATACCGTCATCGCCATCAACTACCTCCTTATTATCTAAGGTGCCTGCTTTCATACAACAAAATTTTATGGCCATTAAATTGGTAAAACCATTACCACAAGAAGTACTCATTTCACCAGTCATCCTTTTAGCAATTACAGATATGACAAATTCTTTAAACTTACAAACATTTACACCAGTTAAAACATGGGAAACAGTTGAAAACCATTCATCATGTTGTTCTAGATAACTGGTCATATAGTCATAGAGCTGCAATTCAGAAGCTTCCATCAAATCCTTTAAAAAAGAAGCTTCATAAGAGGTGAAATCAGTTCCAAATATCCAAGCACCATCACGATAGAGGTGCTTGATTAAATAATCAGGTCGCTCATCTACCGGAATATTTTTGACAAAATATACGAGCTTATTAAGAACCCGCTCAATATTAACGAGTATGGGAGCAAAGTATACTTTAAAAATGTCTGATCGGGAGTTGATAACGCGAGGATATTTGAAAGTGGTGTGAGGTTCATCTTTAACAAATGATAACATGGACTTCGCAAAGTTCGTAGTCCGAAATAAACCAGGCATAAGAGGACGCCATGTATTATCAATTTTTTCCAATTCTCCTTTCCGAACAAGCGTGTAATTTGATTGTTCAAGCCAACCTTTGACACTGTAATCCAATATAGGGTCAAGAGGGGTAAGGTTTTCACGCAACCATCGAGCAACAAAAGACTTGAACTCTGAAAGAAAAACTGGATCGATCCCTTCCCTATTCGTCCTACCAATTCGGTAGACTGCGCCATCGAAAGCAGAGGGGGCGTGAGAAGTGTCAGGGTAGCAATTGGTAGCACCAAAAAAGTCGATACCAAGGGAAACACGCATGACCGGACGATCCAATCTAATCCGAAAGTCTTTATACAATACTTTGAAATTTTCATCAATGGTTGGATAAGATGGTAACAATACTTCATCAGTATGGTATCCGACAAGCCACCTGCGGGGAGGCCGACTCGTCGGATCTGATCTAAAAAAGGCTGATAGTGTACAGAGTGTTGCATTAAATGCCACATATTAGCACAAAAAAAAGCTGTATCGCGTTGTTGATTTCGCGTGGACAAACTGTAAGTTTTATTATAATTAACAGTTCCCGTAATTCCAGTAGCACTTCGAATCTTCTGTATTGCGATTTCAGGATCATCGTCTACAGAAAACCCATTATTATTTATCACTTGCATGGCGACTTCCCTATTAACTAGAAGAGGCCCATTATTTCTCATAAAAGACAAAGGTAGAGAAAACAAACCAATATTTAATCGGGTTCGAGAATGATAATAATATAAAGCACTTAAAGGATCAGTGTGTAACATGATAGTGTTGACGTGATTATCGGATCTAGCATCCGCCTCAGGGGAGGCAATCAAATGGTCCAACGTCATCATATGTTCTGTAGGAAACCACCCATCAATATTTTGAAGCCAATGATAATCATTCATAAACATTGCATTAGGTGTTTCCAATAACATATCAAAAGGATCTATCATTGGAG